GGAAACGCGTCACGCGCTCGGAGTACCATTGCGCCTTGTTGCGGTACATATCCATCAACTTTTGCAATTCTTCTACGCTCGCTTGTGTACTGTTTTGATCCGTACCACGTTCGATGTTCTTGTTTCTGAACTGGAAACCTAAAGCCATTGGTGCTTCCATCATAACCCACATTTGTAAACATGGTTGGATGTAATCGGCTAGTAAAGTTTCGTTATCATTGGTCAAGGTATTGGCAATGATTTGGTTTTGCAATTGCTTGTATAGATCACTTCCAATGATCGGTTGAATGTACATCTCTTGGCACATAATAACCGTTGGTCGCAACTTAAACATGGATACATTCTCGTTGATTAACGAGGCATCCTTCAATTGCTTTTCTGTTATGAATAATGCTTTTTGGCTCATGGCTTTGGCTTAACTAATACTTGGAACCAAGAATGTCTACATGAAGGAATGTGTGTGTTGGTGTCGGGCAATGTCATCCATCCACCTCGGCGTTCCCAAACACTGTACCCCATGATTTGCGAAATTTGGTTAATGTCATTCCGGCTGTAATACCTACCAAGTTCAATCATTTTGATACAGAACTCACGGCTACCGTCAATCAACTTTTCAGGACCATACTCGGGAAGTACATCGTACCGGTACATCACTTGCACCAACGGCTCACTTTGTGGTTTGTCGGGCTTAATAAAGTCCTTGGCGTTATCGCCTAATTCTTTCAATGCACCACGAATGTTGATCGCTCCCTTTTCAACCAACGCACTAATGCGCTCGCTAATCTTTTCAACGGACGTGCTTAACCGACGCGAAATATCTTCAGCTGTAATGGTCGGGTCCTTCTTGATTTCTTTCAAGATATTGCTATCAAGTTCTTCGTACTCGCTCGCAAATTCTTGCTCTTGAAGTTCGAATCCGTATCGCATGGTTCGAGCTTTCAACTCAACAAAATTCTCCTTACTTTGGCCAAATTGCTGGAACAAATCTAGTTCAACTTTGTCATTGCGCTTGAATCCGTGAAAGCTTGTAGACGTTTCTTGTGGTGGTACTGGGCTTTCCGGTGTGGTGTTAAGTCCTACCAACGAACGAACTTCGCTATCGGTCATTTTCTCGAGCACCTTATTCGCCACCAATGGGCTCAACGCTTGGATGCTGTCGGTTGTTTTAGGTACATCTACCGTGTCATCTTTCAATCCCGCCATTTCGCGCAATTCAGCACGGCTCGCAATGGTGGTCAAGGTCTGTTCAGACAATTGTTCTTTGATTGGATCGGTCGGTAAAATCTCCAACACTCCAACGCCGTTGAAATCCAAAATGTAATTGAAAACCTTTTCAATCTTACGCACGCGATCTTCAACGTACACCGATTTAAACAACTCGTAAGACTCGATCAACTCCGAGCGTCCACCCAATTGGCCGGATGTACGGATGCCGAATAACATCGGCGATGTAACGCGGTGCGCAACAAAGATCTCCGTCTGAATGGTGTTGTTTAAAATATCGAATTGCTTGTCCAGGTTGTTTGCTTCCAGTGCTGAAATTTCCAAGCCGTTATCTTTGGTGTCATTGAATGCAACCACAATGCGCTCACCATCGTCGCCTCGCATTTGGGTAATCAATTGACGCTTGATGTCGCGTTGCTCTTCATCGGTTGGAACACCGTTGTTGAAGCTGAATAAATAACCACCAAGGAAACCGTTTCTAAGGTTGTTCACGTGGTAGTTTGCAATGCGTGCATCCGTTTCGATGTAGGCCAATGCGCCGAGGTATTCCGGAATGGGGTAATACTTTACGGACGGCGCGTAACTGGAGTAGTAAAACAACTGCTTTCCGAGCTTGTTCTCGGGATTGAATGCCACGTATTCTCTTAATCCTTCGGGTTCACCAAACTCTTTCCACTCCTGGGCGAAATAGAACTTGTCTTGCTTTTCATTCACACGAAGGTTACCAAAGTTCACGTGTGCAATTTGTGAAATCTTACCTTGCAAGTTCCAAATTACCTCGAGCGCAAACCCGTTGAAAATTTCGAAGTCGAGTGTAACCTTGTAAAGAATGTCGTTCAAGTCATCGTATGGATTGGGATCTTCCAACATACGATTAAGCTCGGTAACAAGATCGGCAGCCAAATCTTTCGGGTCATACGTCCATCCCTTACCGGTAATATAGTTCACCTTTCCGTTTACAATAGCGTTATGCTTTGCGGAACGTTGGTACATTTCCAACAAATAAGAAGGATAATTGTTTCTTTCCCCGTAAAACACGTATGGTTTCCCATTCATTACCTTGTACTCGGGTAACTTGGATTCAAAGTTCTGTTTTGTTTTGGCCATTACGTCGGTCTTTGCGACCCCATAACTACCTTTTATTCTACGTGCGCTCATAAATTTGGCTCAATATATTCGATCGTGTTTGCAGAAAACACGGTATCGTTTGTTTCCGATTCAATTATTTGATACAATCCACACTCCAAAACGCTCAAAACTTCAGCATCTTCCGGACCGGTCGCACCACTTTCGCCCTCGTAAAGCGTGTAAGTACACTGACCTCCTGGGATATTTCCGATAGATACATCGAATGCATTGTAACGATCCGTTTGGAAAGATAGATCACTCGTTTTCGCGAAGGAATAAAAGAAGTCATTGTTGGTAGAAATGTGATGGATATTCAAATACAGCGTATCACCTTGGCTATAAAACTCGGTGGCAGTAAAGAACAACCGGTTAACCTCATTGGAATTAAGTAACTGCATAACCATAGTATTACAAAATCCAAAAAAGTAACAACAAAAAAAGGGATCGTTTCCGATCCCCCAAAAACTAATATGGAAAGGTATTAAGGCAATACTTCAGTTAACTCAACGATTGGGCTCGTTTCGTTGGTAGAGAAAGTCAATGTCAATCCGTTCAAATCTCCCATAGCTGTACCAGTTGCACCGGTGCCAGTTGTTAGATTCACTCCGTTTTCGTAACCAAGTACCCACTGAACACCATTGCGATCGGTAGCAACAACTGCTAATTTTGCTTGTGCCATAAGTTTCAACTCATTGCGTAGGGCAGCGGTCAACTTAGGCAATTGAATGGTCAATTCAGTTGTGTAAAAAGTAGTTCCAGTTTGCTCTGAAGATGTTACGGTTTCAGTGAATTGTGCCGTGTTGATTGGCAATTGATACTTAAAGAAAGTACCAGCAACGGTAGCAATTACACCGGCTACTGGAGCGTCGTAAGTGATGGAAGATTGATTTGCAATGTGGATGTGTTTGATACCACCCACACTGTCTTTACACCCTAAAGTGTAACCAGCGGTTAATGCGCAACTCATATTTTTATTTCTTTATTGATATACAAAAAAAGGGTGGGCGATTTCACCCACCCCTTGGTTAATTGTTCAATCTGTTGATTAAGCCATTACGAACTTAACGATCTGCTCAGGGAACGCAACCTGGAAACCAGCTTTGAACTCACAAATGAAACGAACTTCCATTGCTTCTTTAGCGTAGAAGATTTCAAATTTCTCTTGCTCGTTCAACAAGTCGGTACCAAATACCAAGTTGGAAGTGCGCATAGCGTAGATAGAGTAAGAAGTGTTACCACCGATACCTTCGTTCAATCCGGGAACAGCAACCAATTTGATGTTGGATCCTGGGATAACCATTTCACCAGACTGCATACCTTCGTAGTAAGAAAGGTTGAAGTAGTTAGAAGCTACGATGTCTTGACGGAATAAACGGAATACATCCCATCCACAGAAAACAACAACATCGTCAGAACCCAAGATGTCGGTAGGGATTGCACGCTCAATCGCTTGCAATACAGTACGACGTGAAGTAGAACCGGTAGCGTTAGTGATAAATTGTGCTTTGGTGATTGCAGAAGCGTTACCAGTGTAAGCAGTAGCGTTAGCGTTGATAGGATCAGTCACACCTTCAGTGCCACCGGTTACCGCATCGATAACATCTTTCCAACCATCGATTGAAGTGCTATCTCCAACCCAAGAAATTGACTCCAAATTGCGACCAATCATTGCAACCTTTTGGTTAGCGTAAGCTTCTTCAAATGGGATAGCTTGGTACAAAGAACCTTGAGGTAGGTGGTGCTGTAACCAAGTTTGCTCCAACGCTTGAGGACACAAAGACTCGTGTACTTTCAAGTGCTTAACAGCGATGTTACGCTGGCTGAAAGTAGTCGTGCCATTGTTTGAGAAAGCACATGAAACACCGTAAGCAAATGAAGCGGTAGTGTCCATGATGTTGATAGCGGAAGTACTTTTAAGTCCAACCATTTTGTTTGCCATTGCGATTGACTTTGCACCAAATACGGCTTTGGTCATCAATGGAAGTGTGTTTTGATTAACGTAGTTGGTTAATCCGGTAAGTGAAAAACTCATCTTTTTTTTATTTTAGTGCTTGTAAAAATTTGTCAATGTTTGCGTTTTGCTTGCTCT